ATCCCAGCTACATCCCCCTACTCGATCTTCTCTTGCTACAGAAACTGCTGCTCTCTTATAACGAAAAGGGCAAGAACCGGCAATTACTTGTCTTTTTGGAAGAGTTGTTCCTGCTACATCAAATGGAGCAGCTAATTCAAAAGTAACACTTAATATACTACGATCTTTTAGTTGATCAATAATATATGTTGTTTTTGGATACTCTACAGGAGGAGTTGCATCCCCAGTCTCTCCAACTAAATATTTTTGTAATGTAGTTCTTCTTGTTATTCTTTTTCCAACTAAGTCTTCTAAAGGAATATTCCCGATTGCGCCACTTAATACTCCTCCAATATTTCCTATTGTAAGCTCCGGTCTTGGTGAAGCACCATCGCTTGTTATCTCAAAACCGTCTGCTTCTAAAGGAATTGCAGTATATGATCTTGCAGTTCCTCCTGTTTCTCTGAATTGCACTGCTGAAGTGCTTTCATTAAGACCAGCAAAAAAGTATGCTTTACTATTTGTTGCATACTCCAATTCATATAATATAACAAGAGCTGAGCCAGGATCTTGTTTCTGTAAACTTTTTGCAATATCTGTCATGGTTCATATACTCGTCTAAGAGTTGCATTGCAGGAATAAAAGTCATCATAAGCATATGTTTGTGTATAGTCTTCACAAACAACTTTTACTGTTCTCTCATTTCCTCCCACATTTGTATCTGGTATTGTATAGTTAAAAGCAGTTGTACCTTTTTTATTATCAAAGAAAGCAATTATATCATCAATCTCTGCTTTGGGACGATTCGTAAATGCTACATTAAATGTTTCTTTTAGACTATTTATTCCTTCTGCAATTCTCTGCTCATAACCATCTCCGAATTGAATTCTTAATACAGTAGGTTCTACTTTTTTAGTAAAATTTTTATCAGGAGTTCTTTGCACACTTCCTAAATCTTGAAATCCTATTGCCATTATGCTGCTCCATGAGGACTAAGTATTCCGCCCGGTCGTTTTTGTTTTTGTAATTCTGCTTGAACAGCACTTGCAAGAACTTTACCCAAATTACCTGCTCCTTGTTCACCGCCTTGCACATCTGTATTTCCATCCGCCATATTTACATTTACGGAAATATTATTTACTCCGCCTGCGCCTCCTTTCATTTCTACAGGTATGGATCCACTTGGCATCGGTATTACTGCTTCTGTTCCATGTAAAACAGCTGGATATCCTGCTTGTGGGCCTCTTGCAATACCTCCAAGGGACATTGACCTTGGTTTCATTCCGTATCTTCCTTCAGCCCCTCCTCCTGCAGAAGCACCTAAACCACTAAAGAAAGAGCTTAGTATCGTTGATGCCACGCCCATTGCTGCGCCCGCAGGAGAACTAGCTCTTAAAATATTCATACTAGCTTGGAACATCTTCTCAGAACTTAATGTATTTGTTTGAGCATTTGCTGCGTTCTCTTCTGAAGTTTGTTCATCTCTTCTTTGTTTACGTAATTGAGCGTTAGAGGGTGTTCCATCTCCGTCTCCTGTAGGAGTTACATAGTTTCTTCTTGTTCCTCTTGCTGTCTCGCTAAAACCTTCTTTTAGCACGACGTTGCCGTCCTTGTCTAACGTTTTTCCATAACCTGCACCATCTGCTCCAAAAATAACTCTCTTAAATGCTTCAGCAACACTAGTTCCTAGATCTATAATAGTCTTTTGTGCAAGGGATAGTCCATCCGAGAGCAGACTATCAATTTTTGTATTTAAAGTGCTTTGAGAATCAAAAAGCTGATCCATAAAACTTTGATTACCTTGAGTTTCAATTACTTTATCAGATCCATCAGGCTCTTGAAGGCCTGTCCCTGCTAGGCTTTTGCCAGTTTCTGGATCTACACCGAATATTTTAGTCTGTTCTTGGGCAATTTTTGTTGCTAGTTTATCTATTTCTGCTCCTATTGCAGCTGCTCCATCTGTAAAAATAGTATTGTAAGTTTTCTTTAACTGTTCTTCGTCACTTTCCATTCCAAAAGCAGACATTAAGCTATCTGTAAGTCTTCCCGACATTCTTTTTGCGAGAGTTTCATACATTGTATTCGCAATTTTTAATGCAGCAGCTTTTAAATCATTTTCATTACCAACAAGAATATCATAAATATTTGTTTCAAGACCTGTTTCAAGACCTTGCTTTAGTGCGTCTTTTATTTGAAAAGCAGCGGTTCTTTGTTCTTCTAACCTAAGTAATATTTCATCTTGTTGATCTTCTTGCATTTTCAAGAGACGAAGCTGCTCTTTTTGACCCTGAGTTAATGTACTATTATTTGCAATAGTTGCTTCTTGTATTGTAAGTATCTCTCTTTGTATTTGAGTTCTTTTATCTTCTGCTGCCAGCTCCTGTATTACGGAACTAACCCTTGCTTTTCCTCTATTTGTAGCTTTAGCACTTTGTCCTGCTTGAAACCTTGCTCTAAAAATCTCGTCTTCTTTTGACTTTTGAATTTGTGCAACTTGTGCTTCAAAGGCTGCAAGAAGTTTTAAATTTACTTTGACTCTTTGTTCAGATAAGGCTAAGTTTGCTTTTTGAGACTCTGTGCCGTCTTTTGCAATTGTTTTATAAGCCTCTGCTTGTTGTCTTAAATTAGTAAGCAACTCATCGTAAGGGCCCGCCTGTGTCATCTTCGCAAAAGTTTTGTTGAAAGATTCTTGAATAGTTTTATTGCGAGTAAGTGTAGCTTCTACAACTTGACCAAAAGTTTCAAAATTAGATTTTGCTTTTAGAAAAGTTGTTTGATTAAAAGTAGCCGCATTTCCTTTTGCAGCTTCTCCTAAGGCATCTCTTAATTTTTCTATCTCAGCCCTGTAAGCCGCTGCAGAAGTAGAGCCTTGAGCAAGATTTGTAGCATCAAGAGAGCCTGCTAAAGTATCAAGTGCAGTAATTTGTTCATTAACTAATTTGTTTACATCTTCAAATCCTGTGTTTAAAGAAGAAAGACCTCTACCAGATAATGATTCAAAAAGAGGTTCAAGAAGTTCATTGTACTTTGCACCTGATATTGTTGAAGAAAGTTTTGCTATATTTTGTGCAACAATTGGAACAGTTCTTCCTGTGCCTTCAAAGTCTTCATTTAATTTTGTTTGAACTTCAACAAATTTTGCTGTTTCTTTATTTAACCCCTCTAGTTCATCTAAATAATCTCGAAGTCTTGGATCTTCAAGAGTTGCAAATAAGTTTTTAAAACTCTCAGGTAAAAACGATGCAAGGATAGAAACTATTCCTATTCCTGAAGCAATTCTTGTAAAAGCTTTAATAACTCCTGCCGCAGCTTTTTGTGCTTGGTTAACTATAAAGCTGAAAACTTTTGTTGCATTTAATTTTAACTTTGCAAACTGTAATCCTATAAAAGAAGTACTTTTTGCAAAGTCAGCTTCCATTTTACCATTTGTTACTTTTGATCCAAGATTTAAATCTGTAAACATTCTTACATATTCTTCTCGTACTTCATCTGGCATCTCGGCAAATACTCCAGTTGCATTCTTTGCCGCATTTAAATTTTGTGTTATTGTTTTTCCTGCAAGTTCCCCGCCGTCTTGTAATTTTTTTAATCCTATAAAACTGGTTTCACTATTAGCAGCTAAATCAATCAAATCTTCATTTGTTAGTTTTATAAATTCACTTGCAGCTCCAGCATCTCCTGCCAAAAGCTTTATTGAAGAAAACTCTATTTTAGCATTTTTCTTTGTTCTTTCAAGACCTGCAGCTAATCGATCTATAGTATTCGTTGCTGATTTACCTAATCCTTCAAACCCAGGAAGCATTACTTTAATGAATCCATTTAATAAAGGAGCTGCAAGTAAAAGAGTGGAAAAAGGATTTTTAGCAAGAATTTCTGCTATAGGACCAAGAAGAGCATTTAGTCCAGTTTTGATACTATTTACAATATCATCAAAAGCTTTTCCAAAAGCATTAAACTGGTTTATCGAAGGATCGACAATATCTATAATTTCACCGTACTTTTTTTCTGCCTGAGTAAGTACGTCATTTGCTACTGCTTGGCTTTTTTCAAACTGTGTTAAATCATTCGCGCTTTTACCAAGACTCGCAGCGTAAGTTTCCGTAGCATCTTTTAGTCGAAGAATAATACCAAGTTCGTCTAAAAGTTCTGGTTCTGCTTTTGTTACACCACGAACAAGTCGATTAAAAGAATCAGTTACATCTCTACCTAAAACAATAGAAGCATCTTTTGCTGCCCCTCCTAAACGCTCTAGTTGGTCTGCACTTAGACCTGCTGCAGTACCAATAGCTGCGGCCTGAGCAGCATCTTGAAAAGCTATTTGCCCTGCGGTTGCTTCTTGTATTCGATTAGTTAAAGTTTTAAGGGCAACACCTGTAGAAGAGGCATAGGCAATTTGTCCTTTTTCAAGAGTAGCTAAATCGCCTGCAGAAGTAAGGAATCTAAAGGCTGCTCCAATAGCAAATACTTGTGCGGCAAATGCTGCATATACAGGTACTATTCCTCCGGCAATTCCTTGTGCTAAAGCAGCAAAGTTTCTTCCGCCTGCCTGTGCAGTACCTATAACACCACGAAGATTTCTATCAAAGTCTTTTGTACCTTTTGACCCTTTTTCTAGGCCATCAGAAAGACGCTTACTGTCGATAGCAAGTTTTTTGGTTGTACCTTTGTCGTCAACGACGACATCGACAAATACTGTACGTTTTTTAGCCATTTAACCTGTTACTTGGAAGGCATTTTTACCTCCGCTTTTTGCTCGTCTTTCTTGTTGTTTGCGTTTTCTTTCTGATTCCTCTGCTTTTGTATTTACAAGTAATCTTTCATAAGTTTTTGCCCAGTATACAACACTTTTAATGTCCTCTATTTTATAAGTTTTAAAAATAAAGTTTGCTGAACTCCAATCTTTTCCCATATAAGTTCCAGACATTCCTTCATACCGATCTGGTAATAATCCAAGCACAAAAAATGCCACTTGCACTTCATGCGGAAACGCAGAAGCATCTAGTGGCATTTTATTAGGATCTGGTTCTTCGTTTAACTGTTCACATATTAAAAGATATTTTTCTACATCAAAGTTTGATGATTGTTCTTTTATATATCTTTCAAGTAAAGCATTTACCGCGCTTACTTGTTCCCAGTAAAATTTTCAAGATCACCTACAGTTTCAGTCACCCAAGTTTCAAACGAAGTTGCATTCTTCATAAGCAACTCTCCATTTTCTAAGGTATAGGGCAACTCATCTTCAGGGTCCAAATCTCCTATATCTACCAAAAGAAGCTCTTCTAGGTAACGATACTTGAGTCCTTTCCACCCTTTTATAACTGCTTTTGAGTATTCGTGAATAAACTTTTCATCCTGTAATTCTTCTTCAGGTTGATGTGTCTTTTTATTCCACTTTGTGGTTATACATCTTTTTCGAAGTTTTACTAGTTCTTCCCTTGCTAAATAACATAAATCTACAGACATTCCTGTATACCCAGGGAATTTCACACTTACAGTTTTACTAGGAGTCATGAGACTCGCTAGGGATACTGGGGTCTTTTGTTCGGTCATTGATAAATCCTTTGTACAAATTTCAATATCGTCATAGTATAGTGGATATGAGAGTAAAAGTCAAGAATTATTTTTTAGAGGTGAA